CGATGTGCTGGACGTTGAAGCGCTCGGTGAGCTTCTTGACTTCGCTGGCCTGGTACTTGAATGACTGGCCACGCCAGCTGTGCTTCTCCAGGATGCGGAACTTGCCGCCTTCCTCGAGCGGCGGGGCGATGACCACACAGGTCGCATCGTCGCGGGTACGGCTGGGGTCGTAACCGATCCAGACCGGGCTGTTGCCGAAAGGACGCGGATCGTCGGGATCGTAGTCGGTCCACAACGACAGGTCGGAGTAGCAGCGCTCCAGATCGCCCAGGGCAAATACGCTCTGTGTGCTGTCGATGAATTTGCACATGAACAGTTGTTCAAACCGGTCGTCGTCATACTCCAACTTCAGCTGCTCGAGGTCGAACAGGTCACAGCCGCCGGCGATCGCATCCAGGATTGTGATGACTTTGCGCCATTGACCGTCCGGACAGAGCGTGCCCGCCGCCGCTTGCTTGTCGCTGGGCCAGGGCTCTTTGGCCGCTTTGCGCTTGCTGTTGCGGAATTTCTCCCCCGTCCAGAACGGATAGGCCTGGTGGGACACCGCACTGGGCGTCGAGAAGTAGGTCTTGCGCCACTTTTTGTGCGTCGCCATGGCACTGGCCACGGTGTTCAGTTTTTCGAAGTCGCGGATCCAGAAATATTCGTCGACATAGACGTGGCCGTGGTGGCCTTGGGCGGTGCTGCTGTTGGTGCTGAGAAAACGCAGCTCGGCCCAGGGCTTGCCGTCCTTGCTGAGCACGATCGGGTTGCCGGTGAGCTCCAGGCCGAACCATGCCTGGGCAAACGAGATGATGTAGCTACGGAAGATTTCGGACTGTGCACGGCTGGCCGACAGGAATATCTGGTTGTCGCCGGTCAGCACGGCGTCCATGAAAGCTTCGCCAGCGAAGTAGTAGGTCAGCCCCACTTGGCGACTTTTCAGGATGTTGCGGATCCGGCTCGTCAGCGGGTTGATTTTGGCGGCGTACAGCTCTTTCTGGTAGCCGTACATCTTGCTGATGAACTTGTCGAGAAAGTCCACCTCAGTCAGCCCGCTGACATCGTTTTTGACTTTTTTCTCGCGCTTCTTGCCGCCCTTATCGCCGCGATCACCCCGATCCCGTCGCTCGCTGCGCGATTCTTCACGACGGTGCGCACCTTCTTCCGGCGGATCATTCACCAACACTGGCGCTGGCTTGGCGCATTGCTTGGCCAGTCGTTCGCGAATGGTGGTCAGCCGGTCCAGTTCGTCCAGTTCGCCCTTGGTCAGGGTGTTCTGCTTTTCCAGCAGCAGGGTGATGCGTCGGCTGACGGCCGTCAGCGGCTCCTCATCCGTCAGCATGTCCTCCCAACATCCCTGGCGGATCCAGTAGTAGACGATCCGAATGTTGGGCAGGTTGAGTTGCGCCTGAATTTCCTTGGCTTTGCAGCGGCGCAGGAAAAGGCGTTTGGCGGCTTCTTTGACTTCGGTTGAGTAGTACATGGGCCGCAGTCTATGCGGCGAAAACACGGTAAACGTGTCCCGAATTTCGTCGTATTTCGTATTAAGCCAATCGACGAATCACTAAGAAACTAACCGTTTGTTCGGTGGTCGGCTGGTGCATATCGTGGCGACTCAAATCACCGATTGAGCGCAGTTATCGCCCATGCCCCGTTCCCTTGTTTCGTTCTGGAAACGTGTCGCCACCAGCGGCCCGACCGTTGATGGTCGAGTCATCCTTCCCCAGGAACTGCGCGATATCGCTGAGACGTACAGCACCGCCACCTATACCGCTTCCATCTGGAGCGAGCACGAACGCTGGCCTGGCTCCCACGGCACCGTGTTTGCGGTGCGCCTGGTCGAGGAAGCTGACGATTTGCAGCCAGGTCAAGTGGCTCTAGAAGCCCAGCTTAAACCGAATCAGCGCCTGCTTTATCTCAATGACCAGGGTGAAAAGCTGTTCACCAGCATCGAGGTCACCCCGGACTTTGCCAACACCGGCAAAGCGTATCTGACCGGCCTGGCCGTGACCGATTCGCCGGCCAGCCTCGGCACCCAAGAACTCTACTTTTCCCGCAAGACCGGCCAGCCCGCGCATTTTGCAGCTTATGTGCCCCTTGGGTCGCTGGGCCAGCTGAACGAGGAAGAGTCGGTGGGCGAGATCGGCAAGTTGACGGGCCTGCTGACCAAGCTGTTCGGCCGCTTTGCCGTTGAAGAGCCTGCCACCGAAAAGCCCCCAACCACCCCCAGTGAGACTCCCCCAATGGATGAAGCTACAGCCAAGGCGTTGAAGGCCTTGAGCGAGCAGTTAGCGCTCGTTGTAACCGGCCTCGCAGCTGTGATCGAACCCGCCACTGTCGACGTTGAAGAGCCGGTTGTCGTCGAGGTCGACGATGTCGCGGCTGCCGTTGACGCCATCGTTGCCGAGGCAGAAGCGGATCGTGAATTCGCTCGTAAAGGTGCAGCAACCGACAAGCGCCTCGATCGTATCGAAGCACTATTGGAAAAAGCATTCAGCACCCCAACCGGCCGCGTTCTGCCAAAAACCACCGGTTCCACCACCACCAAAAAGCGGGTGCTCTAATATGGCTTATCCCCTCAGCACCCTGGGCGCGAAGATGTTCGCGCAGATGCAGCTCGACATCGCCGAGAATTACGGCGTTGAGCTGGCGAGCAAAATGTTCACCGTTGAGCCAACCATTGCTCAAGAGCTGAACGAGGCGATCACTGCCAAGTCAGACTTCCTGCAGCGCATCAACGTCATCGGCGTGAGCGAGATCAAAGGTCAGAAGGTGTTCCTGGGCGTTGCTGGTCCCGTGACTGGCCGTACCAACACCAAGACCACCGACCGTGAAGCAAAGGACGGATCGGCACTCGACGACACCACTTACGAGCTGTTTTCCACCGAATCCGACGTCAGCCTGCCGTACGCCAAAATCGACGCCTGGGCGAAATTCCCGGACTTCCACCAGAAGTACTCCGCGGCGGTGCAGAAACAGATCGCGCTCGATCGCATCATGATCGGCTTCCACGGCACCACGGCTGCCCCGCAAAGCGACATCGTCGCCCACCCGATGCTGCAGGACGTCAACAAGGGCTGGCTGCAGATTGCCCGCGAACAAATCCCGCAGCAGGTCATGTCTCAAGGCTTGACTGCCGGCAAGGTCGAGCTGGGTGAGGGCGGTGACTACGCCAACCTTGATGCCCTGGTGCATGACACCAAGCAGATGGTCGACGAGCGTCTGCGTGACGGTGGCGACTTGATCGCGATCATCGGCAGCGACCTGCTGGCCGCTGACAAAGCCAAGCTGTACGCCAAACAAGGCGATGTCCCGACCGAAAAAGAACGCATCGAAGACGCCCAGGTCATCGCGACCTATGGCGGTCTGCCGAGCTTCAGCGTGCCGTTCTTCCCGGTCAATGCCGTAGTGGTCACCAGCTTCGACAACCTGTCGATCTACTTCCAGGACTCCAGCTGGCGCAAGCAGACCATCGACAACCCGAAACGCTCCCGCGTCGAGGATTACAACAGCCGCAACGAAGGCTATGTGATCGAGCAGCTGGAAAAGTTCGCGATGACTGAAAACGTGGAGCTGGTCTGATGAGCCTGGCACTGGCGCATAAGCGGCGCGTACTTGCACAAGGTCCAGCGACGGCTGTCGCCGGTGCCGCAGCGGGGGGGTACTCGCCTGCCGCTGCACTCTCCAGCCCTGCTAATGCGCAAAAGCATTTGAAGCTGATGGAAGACGCAATGGCGCAGGACCTCGAGCGTCTGAGCGAGATCGACAGCCACGGCCTGCGTCAGCAGCTCAAGCGTGACGAGCTGCTGCCCAAATACCTGGACTACGTGCAGCGCTACCGCGATTCCGGATTGAGTTTCCCGAACTCGGTAGTGATGCAGGTCCTGGTCTGGCTGTTCGACACCGAGCAGTTCGATGCGGGGTTGGACCTGGCGAACTTCGCCATGGAACAAGGCCAACCAATGCCCGAGCGCTTCAAGCGCAACGTGCAGACCTTTGTAGCTGATGCCGTGATCGAGTGGGCCGAAGCTGAACAGAAGGCTGGCCGCAGTCCTGAGCCATATCTGTCCGACCTCCTGCCGCGTGTGGATGACGAGTGGAAGCTCACCGAGCAGATCCCGGCTAAGTACCACAAGTTGATCGGCATCCGCGCCCTGGACGCCAGGGAGTGGACGAAGGCCATCACTCACTTCGAGCGTGCCGAAATCCTTCATGACGGTATTGGCGTTGGCACACGCCTGATTGGTGCCCGCAAGGCGCTGGCAAAACAACTGGCTGAAAAAGCCCCTGAATAACCGACTACCCCCCCCGGCGAGAAACTGTGGATGTGAGCCAACCATTTATGGCCCTGACCCACTGAAACAGTTTTCCCGCCCCTATTTGAGTGCCCAGCAATGAGCGGCTTTTCAGGGAAACCCACCACCTTTGTGGAACAGGCGATCGAGAATGACGGCTTTTGGCCGAACCTCTCTTTGACCGAGTTCCAGAAAGGTTACCGCCTGCCGGCGGAGTACCTGGGAGACATGCTGGTCACTGATTTGACCACGGCGATGATCGAGGTCAACGCCGATCTGGCCAAGCTCAAGGCGCAATGGACTGTCGCAGGCGTGTCCTCTGTGGAATCTGCAGACCCTATGGTGCTGCCGGAGCGCACATTTCAAGCAGCGACGTACAAGCGCGCCGTCTACACCCGTGCCAAAGCCAGCCTGCTGACCCAGTTCGCCACCGTGACCCGCCGCGAAAGCGCCGAGAACACCGGCAAGGAATTGCCTGAGCGAGCGGAAACCTTCCTCGCGTTCAGCCAGGCCGCTGTGCGCTCGCTGCAGGGCCGTGGCCGCATTTCGGTGGCGCTGCTATGACCAAGCTCAAAGCCCTGACTGCGTACCTCATTGAGCGCCAATTGGTCGCCGCTGAACAGCTGGACAGCTGGACCGATCAGGTCGGCCTGGAACTGGTCTGGAAGCCGGACGTGCACGGCATGCACATGGGCGACATGAACTACACCGCGACCATCGTGCTGGAGCGTTTTGCCGACCACCCGGGCCGATTGATGGCGCTGGTCGGTAGCTGGCTGGAAACCAACGACGACGATCGCGACGACCTGGCCGCCGTGCAGTTCGACATCACCATGCTCGATGACGACCTGGCTGACGTCGACATCAAGCTTGAATTCAGCGAACCCCAGTACCTGGCCGAGGATCCGGATGGCGAAATCATCGCGTTCGGAAAGAACTGGTCATTCATCCCGTTCGACTTGTGGGTGGCTGAGCGCGGCGAGGTGATTGGCGATGGCGCGTAGCACCTTTGAGCTCGACGTCCGCGGCTATCTCGGTGTCCAGGAACAACTGGCGCTGCTGAGCCTGCCGCCGCAATTGCGTCGGCGCCTGCTTAACAACGTCAGCAAGCGTGTGCGCAGCATGAGCCGCCAGCGGATCCGTGAACAACGCAACGTCGATGGCAGCGCCTTCGCACCGCGCAAGGGCTCGGCCAAGGGCAAAAAGAAAATGGAAGCGGGCCTTGGCAAATTGCTGATGGTCACCCGCGTGAATGCCGACG